AAGAAGAAGAGAACTAGTTAACCCTCTTCTTTCTTCTTTTCTCTGGAATGGAATCTTTCTTGTACTAGAAAATCCCCTAGTGCAAGAAAGAAATCTCCTTCGTATGCATCATAGTCTACTAGAAGTTTGTGTTTTTCTAGATCTTCTATATCAAGACCATGGTATATTTTTTGAAGCATCTCAAATATAGCTTGAACAGTAAGATATGCAACGTTTCCCATCATAATTTGAATGATGTGGTTTTCCGGCATTATTAGTTCCTCAGCAATTTTTTTTGTTGTGAGGTTATTTTTATGCATCTCAATATACAGCAACTCAGCAATTATTTTTTTTTCATGATAGCGGAACATAGAATTCTCCTTTTTTCCTCTATTTAGATGGGCTGAAAATTTATGTAAAGAGAATTTTTATATACTAGAGAGATCGTCATAAAGCTCATTATCACTATCAAACTTAAAATTAGCATTATTGCGTAAATATGATGGATGTGCTAATGGTAAGTTTTACAGACAGAGAGATTCAATGGCACAAAATACTGATTACACAAAATACTACGTTGACGGCGATTCTGACATTAAAAAAGTTATGGATGAAGCTTACCGTCAGTCTATTACAATGGTACAGCAATTCTGGAACGAAGCAGATATCGATATAAGATTTCGTGCCGGAGACCAAACACTATGGAACCAGCTTTATGGGAATACCGCGTATCAACATAAACAAATGTTCCAATTCAACCGGATAAGACGAATCATTAACATGATCTCCGGTAAACAAAGAAAAGATCGAAAGACATCCATCGTGGTTCCAATTGAGAATTCCGACCAGCAGACCGCAGATGATTTTTCCGGAGTTATACAGTGGGCTAACAATAATTCAAATGCATATCAGACGCTTTCGGATGCTTTCGATGGTGCTTGCACTACAGGATTCAACTTATTATCCGTATGGCTCGATTATAGAAATGACCCAATCAATGGTGATATCAGAGTAGACAACCTCTACCACAATGGATGTCTTATTGATCCTTACTTTAAAAAGAAAGATCTGTCCGATGCAAACTTTATATGGACTAGGAGATGGCTATCTAAAAAACAGATAGCGTCTCTACTACCTGAACGCAAAGATGACATTATGCTCATGTCAGCATCAGGTGGAAAAGATGATAAATTTATGTTCCTTCCAGAAAACTACCAACATTCGGTGAAGGGATTTCTGCCATACGATGAATACTGGTACCTTGACTACAGAGAAGTAGACATGCTAGTAGATGTCGAGAATGGCGAGACCATGGAATGGAAGGGGTCTAAAGAAGCATTAGAAGTATTTAGATTCCAATATCCAGATGTCCAGGTTATCAAATCAACAAAACAGACATGCAAGCTTGCAATATCTGTGAATAATATGGTTATGTACGATGGACCAAATCCATTCGGCACTGATCGTTATCCTTTTGTTGGTGTATATGGCTATTTTGAGCCCGAGATTCCTTACTTCAATCTTAAGATGCAGGGAGTTGTACGAGGACTTCGAGATAGTCAATATCTGTACAACAGAAGAAAAGTAATTGAATTAGATATCTTAGAATCTCAAATTAATAGTGGGATCAAGTTCAAAGAATCGGCCTTAGTCGACCCAGAAGATGCATTCTTAACTGGACAAGGAAGAAGATTAGCTATTAGAGATTCTGCATCTATGGATGATGTTCAACATATACCTGCTCCAGATATTCCAGCAGGAATGATGGAGATTTCTCGTCAGTTGGGAGAAGAGATTCAACAAATTTCTGGTGTTAATGAGGAGCTTTTAGGTTCTGCAGAAGATGATAAGGCAGGGATTTTATCAATGCTTCGTCAAGGAGCAGGACTTACAACACTACAAACTCTTTTTGATCAATTAGATGAATCACAAAAGAATCTAGGAAAGATTTTTATGGATATAGTTCAGTCTAATTTCAGTGCTGCAAAAGTAGAAAGAATATTAGGAAGACCTCCTAGTGAAGCATTCTATAATAAAGCATTCCAAAAGTACGACTGTGCTGTAGAAGAAGGGGTTCTAACATCAACACAAAAACAGATGCAATTTAGACAGCTTCTTGAGTTAAGAGAGCTTGAAATTCCTATTCCTACTTCAGTTCTTATAGATGCAGCTCCTCTTCAAAATAAGAAGGATCTCATGGATGCAATCGCAGCACAAGAACAAGCAGAACAGCAGCAACAACAACAGCAAACTCAACTGCAGATGCAAGAACAGCAAGTTATCAATAATTCATTGCAGTCCAAAGCAGAATCAGACAGAGCATTAGCTGCAGAACGTATGAACAAAATCCAGATAGATCAGTTAAGTGGATTAGAGTCGATTGCAAAAGCGCAAGAAGACAGGTCGGATGCCGCATTAAACAAGGTAAAAGCACTGAGAGAGTTGGCAGATTTGGATTTAAGTAACATACAGAAAACCCTTTCTATTTTACAGCAAATACAATCTGTAGAACTAGGAAATAATAATAATAATAATACATTAGCTAATAAAGTAAATCAAACAAACATAGGAGCTTAAAATGTTCGGTAAAGAAACTGGAACAAACACAAGCGACGCTAAGATCATTCCTGCAGGATCTATTCCTACAGCAGATGAGCAAATGTCAAATGGTTCAATGGACTATCTCGCAAAGAATAAGTCTAAAGCTGAGAAAGACGTAAGCAAAATTAAGCGTACAAAAGCAAAGTAAAAATAATAAGTTGAGGTTTTATGGAAACAGAAACTCCTAAACAAACATTAGGTGAAGGACTCCTGGATATACAGCAAAAATATGCTGGAAAAAAAACACAGACAGTTAGAGAAACCACCAGTGAAATGGGAAAGGAATACGTAAAATCTCTAGAAAAGGTAATTCACGATCATAAGAACGTGAAAGAACTTTACTACATAATGGAGATATTAAAACCAGATGCGATGCTCGAGGGAGTTATTAAACTGGTTCATGTCGCTAGAAAAACAAGGCCAAACCCTGAATGGGGAGTAGCTTTGTATAAAGTAGATAATAAGTTGGGAGATATCACTTATGAGTGGGGTCTTCCAAAAGCTGAAGAAGCTTACATCATGATGCAAAATCCTGAAGGTTGGGATTCTAAATTAATCCGTGATATCAAGGGTTACTTAGAAAAAACCTTAGTATAAAGAATATTTGACAGGCCGCCGTTGTCAGTAGTTCAAAATAATAATCGGGCGTTTTTTGGCGTATTGCTGCTCGCCACAGCATTAATAAGGAAATAATAATGGAAGAAAATCAGGACGTAGAGGTTGTCGTCGAACCATCTGAACCAGAGATTAAATCCGAAGAACAACATACTCAAGAAGTTGCATCTAAAGAACCAGCGTATGGTTCTCAAGAATACAACTTCAGAGAAATGAGGAATGTTGTCGAGGAACAACAGAGACGTATTAGAGAGCTAGAGGCTAGAAATTATCAGCAAAAAGCTCCTGTAGAAGAAGAAGAAGAAGTTCTCGATGGGGACGATTTCCTCACAGTAAAACAAGCAGAAAAACTTGCACTTCGAAAAGCTCAGGAACTTATAAAGCAACAAGAGATAGATAATCTTGAAGATAAAACTAGGATGAAGTTCAAAGATTATGACGATGTTGTTACCGAAGAAAACGTAAAAAAATTAATAGAAGATGACGTCGATCTTGCAGATTCAATTCGTAAGGCTTCTAATCCATATGCAACAGCATACAAATTGATTAGAAAGACTTCATTTCACAAGAAAGACCAAGAAGAAAAGGCTAAAAAAAATAGCGATGTAGAGAAATTGCAGAAGAACGCCACTAAACCAGGAAGTTCTAATGCAGTTGCTCCAAAACCGCTATCACAAGCTAGTTCATTTTCTTCTATGTCTAAAGCTGAAATGAACGCTCTCTACCAAGAGATGCAGCAATGTGCAAGCAGACGATATTAATATTAGGAGAATATTTTGACAACAACAACAACTGTTCTTCCGCCACCAGTCCAACAAAGATTTGACATGAAATTGTTATCTCGACCAAGTCCAGATACAATTCATAAGACAATGGCGATGAAGAAGAAGATACCTGAAAGATCAGGTAATATTTTAAGGATGAGAAGATATAATAATCTTAACACCGCAACAGTACCTCTAGGTCCTAGCGGGCTCAATCCTCCAGCACAGACATTAGCGTCTTTGGATATTGACGCCACAATTAATTGGTACGGCTCATATGTTTTAATTACAGATCAAGTAACATTGATCAACGAGGACCCTAGAAGGCATTTAGTAGCATAACAGAAAAAAAACAAGATAACAAGAAAAAAGAATTGTAGCATATATGATACACATGTTGGAAGAGTTTTTGTAGTAAAAGCAAAGACTTGTACGAAAGGATTCTGTTACAGGTTTGGAATATATTCCGTAGAAGAGGTTAGAGATTTTCTAACACATATTAAGCCGTTCCTTAAGCTTAAGAAGGATAAAGCTCAAATATTGCTTGAGTACATAAATGGATATGAAAGCACGAAGTACTGTAAAAAGGGTATCAGCGATTTGCAGTTACAACACAGAGAAAATTGTTATCAAAGACTATTGTTATGCGACAATATGGGGTCTATAAACCAACTCTAATCGACTTGGAAGTCCACAGCAGGACGACAGGGCGGAAGGCGAAAGTCACCGTGAGAGACTTAACGAGATGGACCAGAAATGGTATGCGAAAGTCCGACCAAGAGTATAGCTAAAGAAGCTCTTGAGGAGAGATCGAAGAATCTTTCCCGCCTAAGGAAACTTAGGTCATAAAAGTAACAGATAGGTATTAAACGAAACAGCTTCTCTTTTAGCACAAAGCTTGAGAGAAACAGAAGATGAATTGACACGTAACATGCTTCAGTCAACAGCTACATTTATTAATGCAGTTGGCGGTGTGAACGGAGACAATCCAACAGAAATTACACGTTCTGATATTGATGATGTAATTCGTACATTAGTAGTTGCTAATGCAAAGCGTATCAGCAATGTAGTAGAAGGTGAAGACAAATTTGGAACAGGACCAGTTCGTCAAGCTTATTTTGGTATGTGCCATGCAAATATGATTCCTCAGCTCGAAGCAGTTGATGGATTTATTTCCGTAGCTCAGTACCCAAGCCAGATGAACATTTTGAGTGCAGAATGGGGTTCCGTATCTAACATACGTTTCCTAGTTAGCTCAATTGGTTCAACTACTGCTACATCTAGTGGACTAGGTGCAGACGTGTACAACATGTTTGTAACTGGCCAAGAAGCATATGCATGTATCGATCTTGATGGTGCAAGTGCAAACTTTATCTACAGACCTCTTGGATACGGAGATGACCCTCTTTTACAGAGACAGTCTTGCGGTTTCAAGTTTGCAAGTGCTGAGCGTATCCTAAAATTTGGGATAGTAAAATTTCTGGTAATTGACTTGGAGTTCCTCTTTGAGGATAACAGGGGGCAAGCAGAGCAATACGCTCGTGCAGCCTGAACGACTAAACCCAGGAACACCAGAAATGGTGATGCGATAGTCTGATCTCGACGTATATATGAAGGTCGAGAGAGAGAGTCGAAGAACTTTCTCCGCCATAGAAATATGGTCAGTAGAAAAGATATAAAATTTTTTTGAAAGTAACAGAAAGAAATGACGCGTGGGTAATAAACCTCCGCTCAACATTATCTTAATGGAGGGAGGAATAAAATATGCCACAAATAATTAAAGGTTCTTATACATCAGATGGTACAGCACGTTTTCTAGAGCTTCCCATCGATCCAGATTTCGTAGATCTTTGGATTCAAGGTGACACCACAGGAGATAACTGGGATAGCGCAGCAAATCCAGGTGTTACTAAATTAGCAAAATGGTTTAGAGGAATGACAGCAGGTCATGCTTTTACAATCCAAAATACAGACGGTGCTAGCACTGACGAAGCAGAATTCCTAGTCACAGGTGGATTTACACTGTATGACGGTTCTGTTCAGACACCAGGAGCAGCAGTAACAGGAACAGCTATTTCACAAGCTTCTCCTGCAGTTGTTTCTGACGTAGCACACGGCTTTGTAACAGGAGATAGAGTAGTTCTGTCTAACTGTACAGGTATGACTCAATTAGAAGGTATGATTTTCCAAGTCACATATTTGACTGCAGATACATATAGTCTTCCTATTGACACATCTGGTTTTGCAGCACCTGCTACAGCAGTTACTGCACGTAAACTTCCTGCATATCCTCAGTTTGCTCCACGCAGATTGCAGATCACAGGGATTACACAAGCAAATCCATGTGTTGTTTCTGTTTCAGAAACACATAATTTTGTTGTTGGTTCTGTAGTAACACTCAGTGTTCCTGCAGCTCTTGGAATGATCCAATTGGATAAAATCACAACAGAAGTTACAGCTATTGGTACAAATACTATTACCCTAGGTAATATTGATTCAACGGCTTATACAGCTTTTGCATTCCCAGCAAGTGGAACAACATTCACTCAAGCACATGTTGTGCCTGCCGGTGAAGACGCAACTATTCTTACAAATTCTATGGAAAATACAAGTTTCCGTGGTCTTGAGTTAGGAACAGGCGTTGTTGGACCAAATTCAGCAGTAGTTTACTACACAGCTACAAAAGCAGACATGGTTGTTTAATTTTAAACGATGATGTTGGGGCCCGCCTTAGGGCCCTTAATAAAATAATAAATTTATAATAAGGATAAAAAAATGGCTACAGTTCGCAGAACTATCAAACAACCGGTTGGTGATCCAACAGCTCCAATGAATGATAAGTTTGAGGAGATGAGAAAAGAGGATTCACGACTGATAAAGGGGATTTTCCAAGACAATGAAGTAAAGGGTGGTAACAGACACTTCTTTTTCAGAAAATGGAAAGGAGACAAAGTTCAAGAGTACAAACTTTATGATGGGCAAGAATATGAATTGCCTTTAGCAGTGGTTAAGCATCTTAACTCTGGTTGCGCAGTTGAGCAACACAGCTATCTTTTAGGTCCTGATGGAAAACATCTAAAGACAGGAAGAAAAGAACACAGATTTTCTTTTAAAACACACGAATACTTATAACGAATTATGGCACAAAGCACACTAGCAGATATACGTGCTAAAGTACGCAAGTTAACAGGAAGACCATCTACCACTCAGATCACTGATGCTGATATAGATGATTATGTAAATTCATACTATGTGTATGACCTACCAAAATCCCTAAAGCTTGCAAAACTCCAGGATGTATATACATTTGAAACTCAGCCAAATATAGATACGTATGACTTCGACTTGGAGTCATACTTTATTTGTAAACCACCGGTTTATTGCGCTGGATACAGAGTAGATTATTATGAAAATAATGAACTTTTTTATAGGACATGGCCAAAGAATAATTTCATTGAGCAGGCAGCAACAGGTGATGGAACTGCTGGTCCTTTTACTGGTACTCTTACTAACACACCTTTTCTTAGGTCAATAAATGTGGGAGAGGAAATAGGACAGGTTATAAATGTTTTATTTTCAGGAGCTACCGCTACGGGAAGCACTACAGCTACGGATGATGGATTAGGTAATTTCGAAGCACCGGCAGCTGGCACCATCAATTATAACACAGGTGTTTTCAGTGTTACTTTTCCTGATGTTGTAGTATCTGGAGAAGAAATATGGGCACAAACATTTCCTTATGTGGCATCTCGTCCAAGAAGCATTCTGTATTTCCAGAATCAATTTGTTCTAAGACCAGTGCCTGATATCAGTTATAAAATTGAAATCAATGTAATGAGAATGCCTACAGATTTACTTAATGCAGGATCAGAACCAGAGATCGAAGATCTTTGGGAACTTCTTGCGTTTGGAGCATCAGGTAAGATTTTAGTGGATAACGGAGACTACGAGGTACTTTCGAATCTACGCCCTTATTTTGAAGAACAGCTTAGATTTGCACAAAGAAGAACGATAAGCCTTGGAGCATCTCAACGATCAAAAACTATATACACGCAAGATAATACCTATCAATTTAACAGTAATTATCCAAATATTTAGGAGGTAACATGGCTTGGGTTCAAGCATTTCCTACAGATTCAACACTTATTAGCCAGAGTGTTGCACAGATTCAAGCTAATTGGCTTTATATACAACAAACGATGCAGAAAGATCATTATTTTGATAATGCAACAGCATCTAATGATGGTCATCATAAATTTGTACATCTTCCGACAACTACAGACCAAGCAATCATACTTACAGGTGTAATCTATCAAAAAGTAAATGGTGCTGGAAATCCAATGTTGTACTACAGAACTGCAGCAAATGGAATAATGCAAATTCCTACATCTATAACAGGTTCTACTGTATTAAATGCAGGAGCAGGAACTTTTACGCTATTTAATGCAGCAGGAAGACCTGCTTTTAACGGAATTTTATCAGCAAGAGAGACCGCTGCATCAAATAACAGAGCTTCAGCTGTAGTTAGTTGGAATAGAACAACAGCAAGGGCAGATAAAATAGCTACTAACGGATTAATTACAAATATAAGCTGGACAGGAACGACAATAACAGTAACAAAAACTGCAGGAGCTTGTACTCTAGCATGGACAATCATAAAAACAGAGGCTTAATGTGAGCTACCAACCATTTTTAGTCGCTGATTTAAAAGAAGGCCTAAAAAGAAACATAGAACCGTGGTTGTTGCCTGAAAAGGCTTATCCAAACATGACTAATATGTTTACTTATGATGGTGTTATCAATAAAAAGGGTGGCAATACATTAATTGGAAGACTTGGAATACGTTCGGAAGATTTAGTTGTTGGTGCTGCTGGAGTTACTATAGTAAACACAACCCTCACATGGTTCCCTATAGAACCTGGTTCCTTAATAATTACAGACGGAACAACAATTTTTACAGATGATGGAGTCGGTGGATTTACTATTACTGGTGGTGCTGGTACTGTTAATGCACCTACGAATTATACGACAGGGTCTATAAACATCACATTTACAAATGCGGTAGCTACAATTTCAGCGCGCTATTTTGTTTTAGTAAATGATGAATCTGTAACAATGGGGTTAAGAAGATTAGACATCGAAGAAACTGTAGATTATCAGCTTATTGGGTTCGATAGAGTTAAATCTTATTTATACAGCAACACATTTCAAAGATTTGCAGACATATCACGCTATAAGAATTCTGGTTATGAAATAAACTGGACAGGGTCGAACTCTGATTTTTTCTGGAGTACAAATTATCAAGAAGCTTTTTGGGCAACGAATAATACTGCTGGTGGGCATTTTTACACAGTTACAGCTATTACAAAAGCGGCTAATGCAGTAGTTACAATTGGAACACACAATTTTGTAGTTGGTGATCGAGTTTATTTTTCTAATGTCCTGGGAATGACCCAGATAAATAATAAGATAGGAACTGTAACAGGAATAGCAGCTACCACCATAACAGTAAACATAAATTCCTCGGCTTATGGTGTTTATACATCAGGAGGAGTAGCATGGGCTATAGAAAAATCCAAAGCTTCATCTGGAGATGGAATTCGATGGTATGATTCAGCAACAACAACTGGATGGGTAAATTTTGCTCCTCCGTTGAGTAATGCAGCAGCTCCTAGAATTCTGCAAGGGTGTCTAATGATGCTTCCTTATAAAGGAAGGATGTTATGTTTAAACACTATAGAAGGAACTACTTTTGGTGGAGGAAAACGATACCCACAAAGAATAAGATATTCACAAAATGGAATACCTTTTGTAGCATTAAGCTTCCCATCCGCTTCAGGAATTACAACATCTGCTGGTGATGCATGGTATGAAACACCAGGAAAGGGAGGTTTTATAGATGCCCCTACTTCTGAAGAAATAATTTCAGCAGCTTTTGTAAAAGATGTGCTGATAGTATTTTTTGAAAGATCCACATGGAGGTTTGATTACACTGGAAACCCAGTACAGCCCTTCGTTTGGAATAGAATAAACTCAGAGCTGGGATCAGAAAGCACATTTTCTACAGTTATGTTCGATAAAAATGCTACCACTATAGGCGGGTACGCTATAGCTGCATGTAACGCAGCAGACATGGTTAGAATAGATGACGATATACCAGAAAGGGTGTATGACTTTCATAATCAGTTTAGTGGAGAAAAAAGAGTTCACGGGATACGAGATTATTATAACAGACATGCTTTGTGGACTTATGTTGATTCAACTACTAACGCAACATACCCAAATCGAGAGCTTATATTTAACTATGAGAATGAGTCTTGGTCAGTATTAAAAAATTATTATACAACGTACGGATATTACAGAAGGGTTGATGATCTTACTTGGGAAGGATCTACAGAACCTTGGAGCACATACAATATTGCATGGAAACAACAGACTCTTCAGTCTTTATTTCCTTTTATTGTTGGTGGAAATACACATGGATTTGTTTTTGAGGTTCAGGATGTTGACCATACTGAGTTTACATCAAACAACGATACTTTTTATGTCATACAAAACATAACAGCAGGTCCTCCTTCGGTTTTAACCGTCCCTAATCATGGATTTTTAGATGGAGATCATGTCTATATTTCAGATGTTTCTGGTGCGACTGCTATAAATGATGTTGTTTACACGGTTAGAAATCCTGCAACAGATACATTTGAATTAGAAGATGAAAATGGAGATCCTGTTGCAGTAGCAGGTTATACATATGGTGGTTTTGTAACTGTTGTTGATAATTTTGAACTAGAAACAAAAAAATTCAATCCTTTCTATGGAAATGGACAGAAAACAAAGGTTGGATATGTTGATTTCTTAGTTGATAACACAACTAGTGGCGCCATAACTATAGAGTTATATCACGATGAGGATGAAGCAAATGCCGTTGTATCTCAGACAATACCTCTTGTAGATCCTAAGTCTGCTGTATCAAATAAATTTTGGTATAGAGCCTATATAAATGTGACAGCTCAGCAGTTTTCTCTAAGGTTTAAGTATACAGATGTTGAGAATGGACAAATTTTTGATCTGGACAATAACAATCAAGATGTACGATTACATGGTTGGATTCTTTGGGCTACTCCTGCAGGGAGACTTACAACATGACGTATGCTCCAAATGATTCGTTTTCTACATTTATGCCAACTGCTGTCTATCTTGGTGATGATGATGAACAAAAAGAAATTGTTCTTACTAATATGCTCCGTGACATCATAGATAGACTGAACAGCAAAGAAATAGGAATTTTTGAAACAACAGAACTCCTTACAGGGCAAAATTGGTTTAATCCGTCTAGTGAAGATGATAAACGTGGTGCTTTTAGAAAAGTCATTTCTTTTTCATCCTTGACTGCAATAGGAACAACATCTGTTGCTCATGGATTAGGCGATGTGTCCGGATTTACTTTTACTAAAATTTATGGAACTGCAAAAAATGCAGCAGGTACGTTACATGTAGCTCTTCCACAAGGAGGACCTACTAACGTGATGATTACAGTCGATGCAAACAACGTTAATATCATTTGTGCAACAGGCACATACAATACTTTTTCAGCATTGGTTGTACTTGAATATTTAAAAAATTAATAGGAAAAAATATGGGAATACTATCTTACTTAGCGGGTGGAATTGCAGGCGGTCTTGGCTATGGCAAGTACAAAAAAGAGCAATCCAAAGACAAGAAAGCGCAGAAAGAATATGACAAACTAATGAAAAAGATGTCTAAGGGCAAAGAGGTAAAAATGGACGCTCTTTCTAAAGAGCAAAAAAAACTTCTTAAAGGAATGTCAAAAAGCGCGCTTAAAGACATTAAAAAATTAACACCATTAAGCAAAGTACCTCTTGCTTCTAGGTCAGATTTATACGGTAAAGCTAAAGGAGTTCTTTCTGATTTATTGTCTAAAGATTCTGCAGCTTATCAAAGGTTTAAAGATCCATACATGAAACAATTTGAGAAGGAGACTCTTCCAGGAATAGCAGAAAGATTTGCAGGTCAAGGAAGAAGCTCTGCTTTAGAAAATGTATTAGCTGGAGCAGGTGCTGATATCACATCACAGCTAGGACAGCTTAAAACAGGTTTAATGATGGGTGCTGTAGAACCAGCAATGAGTCTTGCAGAACTTCCAATGAAGGAGCAGTTAGCTCTAAGAAGTGCAGCTATGGGAGGAGCACAATTACCTATGTCTGTAAAACCATATAATACAGTTTATCAACCACCTATGATTCCAGGAGCACCGGCTCAAGGACAGGGAATGATGCAAAGTCTATTATCTTCAGCATTACCTTATGCAGGAGCAGCAGCTGGAACAGCTATTGGAGGACCACTTGGTGGAGCAATCGGTAGTGGTCTAGGAGGTATGTTTTCCAGATCAACACAAACACCACAATCACAGCAGCCGTATCAAGATCAATTTAATCTAAGTCAAATGACTGGAAGGGCAATGTTTTCTTAAGGAGAAAAAATGAGTTTTAGCGTAATACAACCAATAATGCAACCACAACAAGAAAAACGTCCGGGATTAGGCAGTGCTTTTAGTAGTGCACTTGGAGAGGGTTTAGGACAAAGTCTATTATCTTCTGTTACACAACAAATGCAGCAAAGTGCTGTAGATAGAGCATTAGGACAATTAAAACCTGGAATGAGCCCAGAGCAAATGATGCAAGTTGGTGCTCAATTACCACCAGAACAACAGCAATTATTTCTAAAAGGATATTTGCCGATGGTTCAGCAGCAACAAGAGCAAGAACAGCAGCAACAAATGTCTCAAATGAAACAACGTCAGGAACAACAGCAAAGTTCTGCTTTAGATAATATTTTAGGTGGGATGTTAACACAAGAAGAAGAAGAAGAAACCGGTGGTATAATATCAAGTGTTTCTCCTGAAAAACAACAAAGAGATGCTTCAGAAAAAGAATCCATAATGTCAGAACTTAGCAAGCTTCCTTTAGCTGAAAAGAAATTTGCTATTCAACAGTTACAAGAAAAGAAAAAGGAAGAAAGAGAAGAGACAAAAACAGCACTACAAGAGACGAAAGATTACAGAAAAAAAGTTCTAGATGACTATAAAGATTATAGATCTACAAATATGCGTCTAGAAAGAATGAAAAAACTGAATAAAGAAGGCGATATGGATACTCCAATATTTGGAGCAATGATGAGTAAGCTTGGTTTCTCTTCTTTCTTAACTCCCGACACTCAAGAATTTGACAAACTAAGCAAAGACCTTCTTAAAAACATCAGAACTTTCTTCGGCGCAAGAATTAATCAAATCGAAGTTGAAAACTTCCTCAAAACTATACCTACTTTAAGCCAAAGTCCTGAAGGTAGAGAAAGAGTTATCGAAAATCTACAGAAACTTTCAGAAGGGCAGAAAGTTTATTATGATACATATAAAGAGATCATGAAAGGAAGAAAGAATCCTCCATTAAATCTCGAAGAAATGGTACTCGAAAAATCAGATGATAAGCTTGATGCAATAGCAGAAGATTTTGTCGGGGGTTTTAAGCAGCCTGGTCCAGAAGAAGAAGTAGCAATGGTTCCAGGCATTGAAGAAGCTCCTATTGCTACACAAGAAGTAACTCCAGAAAAAAAAGAAAAACTTTCTTATTCAGAATGGATTAAATCTAGACAAGGAAAGCCACCACCAGAAGCTGGAAGACAAATTGTAAGAAGTTTATCTAGAGCAGCTGAAACTGTAGCTGGAATACCAGGAGATGTAGCTGAATTGGCCGCTTCATTGCCTTCAGAAAAAATGCCTGGATTGAAAAGATTACAAGAAGCAGGAGAGTCTTTCAGAAAAGTTTTTCCTACATCTGGAGAACTTAAGGATTTTTCAGAGAAAGTTTCAGGAGGATTTACAAAACCTCAATCTAAGACTGAAGAGATTTCTGATGAAATAGTATCAGATATAGCTTCTTTAGGATCTGGTGGTATGAGTTTAGCTAGGGTTCTTGCTATATCGGCTATATCTCAGATGGCTAAACAATTTACAGGAATGGTTTCAAAAAATGAGAAAGCTCCTGAAATTGCAAAAATGGGAACTATGTTTTTATCTTCTATGATAAATCCAAAAAGAACAGCAACTTTCGTAAAGACACTTTATGAAGACGCTAAATCATTAGTTCCTAAAGAAGCAGCAGTTGCATCTAAACCTCTTCTGTCTGAGATAAAATCTTTAGAAAAAACTTTAGCCAAAGGTGGAGTGCAGCCAGCAAGCTATGGGCCTGCAAAAAAAGCAGCATCTGAACTAAAGACCGTATTGAGCAAGAAAACAATTCCTGTTGAAGATTTACTGCAAGCCAAAGTCAATATCAATGAAGAACTTGGAAAAATTTGGCAAACGGCAGATTTAGATAAAGTTGGAAAAAGAACAGCACGAAGAGAACTGCTTAATGTTCAGGGTGTTGTTCAAAAAGGAATAAAAGAGTATGGATTAAAAAATCCAGAATTTTTAACAAAGTATAAAGCAGCAGATGCTGCTTATGCTGCAGAAAAAAGCAGCAAAAAAGCGATGGATTTTATCAAAAAAACATCAAAAACTTTAAAGTTTTCAGCGTTAGCTGGAGGCACAGAACTTGGGCTAATCCTTGCAGGACAGGGAGCTTATGCACCGGCAGCTGCAGTAGCAGGAATAGGAGCATTTAAAGCTGGAGAGCCTTTAGTTAGATTTATGAAAGACCCTTCCTGGAGAAGGTATTATACCAAATCAATTGTATCTGCTTTAAATGAAAATAAGGCAGCAACAGCTAAAAATTTAGCAAAATTAAATAAAAGAACAGAACAACTAGAAAAAACAGAAGGAAAATAATAAAAAATGACAACACTTCCTCGTAATAATCCTCTTTCCTATTTAGGAGTAAGAGCAAAAAACCCAGCAAATGTTATAGAAGCAACACGCGCTCCTACAACAAGCGATACAGAGTATGTAGTAGGTACTATTTGGATAGACCAAACAGCTCAACTAAGTTATCAGCTTATTGTAATCTCTGCTGGTTCAGCAACATGGGGCGTTTTAAGCCCAGGTGCATCCGACGTTGATACAATTAACTCACTAGCACCAGTTGCAGGAAACATCATTATAGATGGCGGAACTAATGTTACAGATGTCAATGCTGGTAACACCGTAACTTTAAATTTAGATGACGCAATTACACTTGCTACAAGCGTCACATCTCCTATTTATGCCTCTGCAGCTGCAATGGCAATTAACCCAGTAGGCGCTTTGACTGTAACTGGTGGAACAACCATCGACATCAATGCAGCAGCTGGTAGCAATATCACCATGCAAATGGGTGATGCTGCAGGAGCAAATGTTATAGATTTTGAAGATTCAACTTCAGCAACTGTTGCATCTTTAGACTCAAACGGAACACTTACTGTTGTAAATATGGATGGTATCATTGGAGCAACAACTCCAGCAGCTGGTGCATTTACTACTTCAACGGCTACTACTTCTTACACAGCACCTTTATTTACTGCTAATGCAGCAGATGCATTAATTCAAGCAGGCGGAGCAAATGACGTTGTTGTAAGACTAGGAGATAATGCAGGTGCAACATATTTCAGAGTACAAGACTCTGATTCTGCAGATATGTGGACAGTAGACTCAAATGGAACATTTGCAGCTTTTGCAGGTCTTACTGTAACCGGTGCTTTTGCTCAGACAGCTGGTACATTCAACGCTGGAGCAGATGCCACAGCAAATGCTGTAAATATTGGAACTGGAGCAGCAGCAAAACCTATAACAATAGGAAATGTTACTGGAGCTTCTTCATTGGATTTATTAGCTGGAACTGGAAACTTTTCTTTAGAAGGAAATGTAGCAACAACATATGCAATTTCAAATGTTGGCGCTAATACAGGTCAAGTAGATATAGCTGGAGGTACTGGAGCACGTACAATTAACTTAGGTTTAGGCGGAACAGGCATAAAAACCATCAATATTGGTACTGCTGCTACTGCTGACGTAATCTCGATAGGCGATGCAACTGGAGCAGGAAGTTTGAGCATGGACGCAGGTTCTGGTGGCTTCTCTCTTGATTCAACAGGAGCTTCTAACATAACTGTAACAGCAGCTGGATTAGATTTAAGTCTTCAAGGCGTTGGTGGTGCTGTCAATATGACATCAACACAAACAGAAAATGATGCTATCTACATTGAAGCATCAGCTGCCAATGGAGGTGTTCAGATTCTAGCAGGAACAGGCGGAATCAGAATGGGTGATGAAGCTGATTGTACAGGTATCACTATTGGTAATATTGCTCCTACAGCAAATAGAAATATCACAATCGGTGCGGGAACTGTTGTAACAGCCTCTGTAACTGATGATATTTCTATCGGAGATGGCGGTGCAACAACAAATGCTGACTCTATCAAGAGTGTAGACATAAACAATGGTGGAGTAACACTAGGCCAAGTATTAACATACATTGCAGGTGGTGCAGTAACTTCTGGTACACATACTACAGAAATTGCATGTGGTAACGTAGCTGCTGGTACAGCAACACTCAATATCTCTGATGGAACAGGAACAAAAACTGTTAACCTTGGAAATGCAGATGCTAATACAACATTGAACATCGATGCAGCAACAGTGATCAATGATGATGTAAATGCTAATTTCTCTGCATGTACAGGGACAAGTACAGGAGCCATCACCTTAGGAAATATTGCTACTTCAACAGCAATGATTCTTGAGTCTAGCACGACACTTACTGCAGATACAGCAGGTAACATTGCGATTAACTCCTCAGCAGGTACAATTCTGATTGGTAACGATGATGTCGACCAAAACATGGGATTCGGTACTGATGGAGAAAGAACCGTAACTGTTGGCTCGACAAATGGTGCTGCAGGTTTAGTATTACAAGCTGGTACTGGTGAGATCACTATGACCGGAACTGTAAAACAAATTGATGCAGAGATTATGGGAACGACAGGAATTTATATTCCTACTATAAACATGAGCCCAGTAATGACAACTGCAGCAAATACAGGTGGTGTAGCAACAGGTGCTACAGGCGATGTAAACCTGATGTCTTTACAAAATCAAGCTATTATGAGTCAGTTTATCTTAGGTGCAGGACAAACTATAATTGCACCAAGAATGACAGCAAATGGATTATTAATATCACTTGATTTGACAGCAACTGAGGGAGCTGAATATGGATTTGAAGGCGCGCTAGATAGTACGTTCGGATTTACAGTAGGTACTTCTGGAGCATTTTTCTTTGAGCTTGATCTCTATATCAACGATATGGATGGAGCTGATCCTTATATATTTGGATTTAGAAAGACAGAAGCAAATAACGCTACATTTGCTAACTACACAGACTACTATGCTTTAGGGATGAACGCTGGTACAAGTGTAACAAACCTTGTCATCTTTGATGAATTGAATTCAACCGGACAAACCATAACAGACACAACAGACGCATGGGGTGGAGACGGAACTACTAACACTCTTAGAATTGATGTATCAGCAGCTGGTGTATGTACTTCATATATTAATGGAACCATTGCAACAGCAGCGCCAGCATTTACGTTTGACGCAGATCGAGTAACTCCATTTATTCGTTTGACTCATAGTGCAAGTCCAACTCAAGTTGCTATCACAGGAATGAGAATTGGTTTACAAGCATAATCAGTAAAACTGAATTTCTTGAAAGAAAATTAAAAATATCTTAGAAGAAAAACAAAGCCCCTTTCTCGTAAAGGGGCAAATTAACAACATACTCAAGGATTTTAATATGACTGAAGAAATTAAAGAAATAGAAGAAGAAGAAGAACAAAAATACGTTCAATTTCTTATAGAAAAGAATGAGCGGCAGTACAGATTTGTTATGCCCGTTGGGGCCCCAATGACTGAAGCATTTGATACAGCTATAGAAGTTGCTAATAATCTTGCAGATATCATGAAAAAGGCTACAACAAAACCAAAAGAAGAAGAAGAAATAGAAGAAGAAAAGCCAGAATAAAAAAGACGCAAGGACCTGCTGATTTGTATGTCAGCAGGGGCTTATTTTTATAATAATTTTAATATAGGAGTGCTTTATGGCATTCGGGAAAAGAGCAACTTTTGACACTGTAAGAGAAGTTGCATTTGGTAGTGTTGGTGCAGCATATGCAGCACTAGGAGCAGCTACAACAGATTACACAAGAATTTTTTCCATATATAATGCTACTGACGCTGATGTGGATATTTCCTTTGATGGAGTAAATGATCATCTAAGAATAGCATCAGGAACAGGACAGATATATGATTTAACGACCAATAAAGTAAAAGACGATGGTCTCTTTTTACCTAAAGGAACAGTATTTTATCAAAAAAGATCAGCAGGAGCTCCTACAGCAGGTAATCTGTGGGTACAGGTAACATATGCTACCGGAGGTTTCTAATGTCTCAAATTGCAAATATAGGTGGTTCAGGAACAATATCTCCTGATATAGAAACTCTCACAGGAGATGTAGGTGGTGCTGTAGGTCCGGATGGAGCTTTCAATGTCAATATCGTAACAGACGAGTTTTTGACAACAACAGGGAACCCAGCGACGAATACTATAACAATATCCCTAGACGAAACTGCCAGAGATACAGGACAGACTATAGGTGCTGTAACAGACGATATAGCTGTTTTAACTCTCGCGGGAGTTCCTGCAGTTTATCAAATAGAAGCGAAAGTTGTTGGTTTTGAATCAACAACCCCTGCAGTATGTGGCTATAATTTAATTTGTGTAGCAAGAACAACAGGTGCAGCGGCAGTAGTAGCAGGAGCTCAAGATAGATATAACGCCGAAGAAGCCGCTCTTGCAACAGCTTCTGCTAGTTTTATTGCTGTTGGCAATACGATTGTAGTTCGTGTAACAGGGGTAATAGGCCTCACGATCAATTGGGAAGCCGAAATTAATTATATAACACTTTAAGGAGGAATTACTTATGGGTGGTTTTGATAATGACTGTTTGTTTTTCTCCGGAGGAATGGACACACGGGGACTGGATCCTACAACAAATCCAGTAGTAAACCAAATGGTTGCCGATGGGCAACTTTTAATAGGAGCAGCAGTTGCTCCATATATAAGAGCTGCAAATCTAGCTTCTGCTGGTGGGACAGTAACCATTACGAATGGTGCAGGAACAATAAATTTAGAAGCAGGGGCAGCCGTTCCTACAAGTTTTGTAGCAGAGGACGCGTCTTCAGCAACACCAGCATTAAATATATTGAATATAGTTGGTACTTCAACTAACGGAATAAATACAACCGCAGCAGGAAATACAGTAACAGTTTCTATGGGAGATAATCTATACGGTGACTTTGCTTTCATTAATCTTGCCCCAGCTACAGAAAGGCTTGTATATATAGCCAACACAGACACTGATGCTGCATCAACAGCAGAATTTCGACTTTCTGTTCCTCCTGCTGGCGCTGACGCTATGATAGTTTGGGAAATAATGGGGTCTTCATTTTATTCAATAGGAGTTGATAATAGCGATTCTGATAATTGGAAAATTACTAATTCTTCAGATACTTCTTCTGGAGATGATCTTTTTTCTCTTACAAATGCTGGTGTTATCACTCTGCACAATGACTTAGATGTCACAGAGGGAGGAACTGGTGTAAGTACATTCACCTCTCATGGAATTTTAATTGGTAATGGCGCTAATGATCTTCAAGTCACAGCAGAACCATCAGATGGGCAGTTGCTAATTGGTTCTACAGGAAATACACCTTCACTTGCTACTTTGACAGCAGGGACAAATATTGGCATTACCAATGCCGCAGGGTCTATTACTATTAACCAAACTACAGCAAGTGGTGGATTGTTTTGGAGCAATATAGGAGCCTCAGGAAACCTTGTTGTAGGTTCAGGCTATGTATGTACTGCTGGAGCTGCGTTAAGTTTTGCACTGCCAGCTACATCAGCTGTAGGCACAGAAGTTGCTATATCATTAGCAGGTTCAACTTCTTGGACGATTACACAAGGAGCTAATCAGTACATAAGATTTGGAAATTCGTTGACTACTGTTGGGGCTGGAGGATCTTTAGCTTCTACATCAGCAGGAGATACAGTTCATTTAGTTTGTATGGAAGCAAATCTCGGCTGGGTCGTCATTTCGTCGATTGGAAATATTACCATCGTTTAAGGAGATAGAGTGGCTACAAAAAATGCAATTAACACAGAGTATTTAGCTAGTGCTGACACAATAAAGACAGGCACTAGCACTTTAGAATTAATGGCTCCTGATACATTTAGCACATACATGGAAGACCTAATTTTTACTGGATTCCAATCATGGTCTGGTGCTGGTGCTTATTTTGATGATACTACCTTAGGAGAGTTTGAACTTCTACGAGGTGGAACTGGGTACATTAAAGGGAAGCTGGTAACTTTTGCAGGATCGCAAACCGTCACTGGCATGACTGCTGGTAATACGTATTACATATATATCGATTCATCAGGAGATATCCAAAAAACTCCTACATATTCTGCAGCTTTATTCAAAGAAAATATAGTTCTTTTTGAGTGTATGAGAGATTCAACACCTGTGACAAATAACCAAGTTACAGTAAAAGAAAATCATCCGTATAGCTACCCTGTACAAATTTCTGTTTTTCAACATGCTGTGATAGGAACAGTAATTGAAAATGTTAATCAAGGTGCAAATATTGTTCTTAATGGAACACAGAAAATTGAAATTAGTGGAGCAGATGTTTTCTCAGATCATGGATTAGAGACAACAATTCCTGACAGTGGTGGCGTTGGAGTTACATGGAACAAATACTATACGACAGCAGGTGGAAAATGGGCATTAGATGGAACTTCTGATACATTTACTGGAAGATACAATAATGCAGGAACTCCTACGGCATTAGGCGCAAATAAGTTTGGAATCTATACTCTATATGTATCAAAAGATAACTTAAATGCTTCAACTCCTGTATATTTTGCTGTACTAGATGACGCGCAGTATAATAATTTAACAGCTGCAGATACAGCAATAACAAATCAAACTATATCTAAGCAATCAAATGAACTTGCGCAGCTTGAGTTAGCTCAACTTGGATATATTATTTACAGCGAATCTGCAAATGCTATTTCCCAAGTAATAATTGAAAAAGCAACTCTAAAACAGACGCAGTCTACTTCTGGCACAAACATAGCTGCCCTTATAAATACAACCACCACAAACTTTGATGGCTGGTTAGATTCTTCGAACACAAACGTGCAATCTGCTCTTGATGAGCTAGATGATTCACAGAGATTTACAGAAGAAACCGGAATAGCGGCTAATCTTGCTGTCAACAGAGGTGTTATTACAAATAATGTAGCTCTTGTGACTTTAACTTTACCTGCTACTGCAGAAGTTGGAGACACGATTGAAGTTGCTGGCAAAGGAGCTGGAAAATGGCTAATTGCTCAAAATGCTGGTCAGACAGTTCATTTCGGGAATACAAACACGACAACAGGAGCAGGTGGATCGCTTGCTGCTACATTGCAATATGACACCATAAAATTAGTATGCATAACTGCCAACACAAATTTTGTAGTTACCTGTGCGGTAGGTAACATTGTCATTGCATAGGAAAGGTTAATGTTGTTGAACGCGACGGGAATAAGTGCACAAAATGTGGAGAGTTAGAAGGACTGTTGGAATAAAGGCGGTAAACTTTCCGAAGAACATAAAGAAAAACTTAGGGGTCCACGTCCCCACGTTGTTCCGTGGAATTTAGGAAACAGAGAAGAAATACCAAAAACTAGAGTATACAAAAAATACAGAAACAATAACTTAAGGATAAACAATGGTAACTATAAATACAATTAATACAGGGACTGGTACAACGGGGCAGGTTCTCACCAGTAATGGCACTCCAAATGCCCCAACATTTCAGACAGGATCAGCGACTTCTGTAAAACTAACACTGTCCTCATCGGATATAAAAAGTTTAAATGGCACTCCTATTGAATTAATACCTGCACAGGGTGCTAATCAGGTAATCAGAGTATTAGGAGTTACTTCTAAATTTGTTTATGGAGGATCAAACGTTTTTATCGCAGCAGCAGGGCAGACAGTTCAAATATATTATGCTGGAACGTCTTCGATTGCTTTGCTTACGACAGTTTTCAACGGTCAGCTAACAGCTGCTGCTTCTACTTTTCAAGCTTCGGAAGTTACAGGTGTTATAAATAACAAGGCTGTAGGAGAAATCGATAATGTGGCAGTTATGGTAAATAATCCAGTAGCCAATGAAATTACAGGAAATGCCGGTAACGATAACGAAATAATTATTGAAGCTGTCTACATGGTCGGAGATCTATCTTAAGAGTGCATAAAAAAACCTTCCTGACAGGTCTGATTCCTTTAAAAGTAATCTCTGCTGCCAATAAGCGTGAGCACTGGGCTATTAAGCATAAAAGAGATAGGTTGCAAAAAAATACAGTTGCGATGTATCTGAATTCTTACAAAGACTTAATCACTTTGCCTTGTGTTGTTAAATTAACGCGGGTTGCTCCAAGAAAACTAGATGGAGACAATCTGCAATATGCGTTTAAAGGCATCAGAGATGCCGTGTGTTCGATTATAAAGCCAGGGCTTGCCGCAGGAAGGGCGGACGACGATGAGCGAATACAGATAGAATACATGCAGCACAGCGATGGCCCTAAGGTGTATGGGTTTAAAATAACCATAGAATGCGAGAATAATAATGAAGAAAATGATCATACTGATGATTCTGTTGAGTTCAACTATACTTGCAAAGAAGGAGAATGTCTGTGATGAGGTAATACCAAAACTTTACATAGGTGGAACAAAATCATTAAAATATGTCTTAAAAAATAGACTCGTCGATAGGGTTGTTTCTTTTGGAGAACTGAGGGGTTGTTATCATAAAACCAATATGTCGATAAAAATACTAAAATTCGACATGAAAGACTCGTTATGCACAAACATCCTGTATAAATTTGATAGAACATATAGATT